GCCAGGCTGACCATACTAACATAATGCCCTCGTTGGGGGTTTTCTATTTTCATTAACCCAGGCTCATGTAGCTTGGGTTTTTTATTGGAGTTAAATAGGTACTGATTTTTTTGGTGAAATGCACATTTATGTATCGATTACAAAAGCCTATATTGATAAGCTAACTTGTACATTATTGCGAACTTAACTTGTACTTGATGTTTAGGAGTGGTCATTGTCTAGAGAAGGTCGTTTAATCAAGGAGCGGATCGAGAACGAACCTATCAAGGTTCCTATCCTGACTATTGACCACATCAGCTATATCAAGGATACGGTTATTGAAGTTCTAAGGGATGTATTTTCTCGGGACCCTGATTATACTTATATTAAGGGACCTGATGGCATTCTTCCAGCTTTTGATCATCCAAATTTAGGAATAGTTATAACCGATGTATTTTCTTATGAAGTTGAATTCTTGCCAGCAGTCACGGTAAGAATAAACAGCAGCAATTTGGTCCCTGTATCTTTCAATCAGAATCAGTTTACATACAACTATGTGAGAGATCCCAAGACAGGAACCCTAATGCCAGTGTGGCAGGAATTCTCAGGTTTGTACGATACTAGTGTTACACTAATTGTGCACGCTTGGGATCCAATGGCCCGTGAGCAGCTGGTGCAAAGAATAGCAATCTTGTTCAAACATTTACTAAGAGACGAGTTGTATGTAGATTTCGGGGTACATGTAAAAGCTGTGTCAGTTGGTGGTGAAACAGAGACTGATGTACAGGGTAATGATGAGTTGATGATCTTTTCTCAACCAATTACGGTAGAAGTTATAACAGGTTGGAATAATCGATTGCCAGTTGGCGAAAATCTAGAATCTATCAACCTCCAAATTATGGGTGTTGATACCATATCGTCTGGGGGAGCAAGTGACAAGATAGAGTGGGTAGACGAGATTCGCACTTGTCCACAACTTGTTCTAATAGATGCTCTGGAGTGGGATATAGGATTAAGTCAGTTTGTACTAACTGATGATTGGCACCAGATTCTCACGGTGAATTGTGGCGTTACGATTGAGGAGGCCCAAGTACAGATTAATACTGGGTCTTCACTAAGAGAGGCGTTGGTACACGCTGCTGCACTTTATAGGGAGCGAGCCCACATACTTCGAAACAACAAGAAGTCAGCATTCAAAAGCGGTTCACCTGGAATCGGTTTCAGATACAGGTTTACCGACGGGACAACGATTACAGAGGATGATACAGTAGTATTTCCAGACGGGAATATCGTGCAGGCAGATGATACAGCATTTTTCCCTGTGTCGAGTGTGAAGGTAGATCAACAGGGCAATGTGATTCAGACTGAACCAAATGTAAATATTGATGCTTGGACTAATCCATTTACTGCCACAACTTTACAAAGATTAGATGCATTTCAGTTCTTTTTGGTGCTGTTGGATGTAAATTCAGTTGCGCGGCAGTCTTCAACGGGGCTCAATCAGCTGATTGATGATTTTGTCAGCACCCTGACGGATGTTGGCCAGATCGCAGTTATAGAAGGTGTAAGAACAAATATTAATGATTATCTAAAGAATGGGTTCCTAATAAATAAGACGGGACCGGTGTAAGACAATACAGCCGCGCACATGGTACTCATGTATTGGCGCGACGATACGGTGTATGTACTCAAACAGTTGAAGATGTAGTTTATAACAGAAGTTGGAAAGATATAACTACACATAATAAGGAGGTTTGTTATGCCCAATATTCCAGGCATAGTTGGTTTCATGATTCCAGGGGTCTTCACGTTAGTGAGGAGTCGGCAGGGATCGGTAACATTGCCGGGGGGACCGACTATTTTAGCGTTGATGGGTCGAGGCCAGCGAGAGCTGGTTCTGGTCGAATCTGCAGAGGGTGGAGGTAAGGATGGCCTTCCAATGCAGTTCGATCCTCGCCTTGAACCTGATGGTCGCCACTTCTTGCTAACACGGGCTCCGGTCGTTCCCGGATCAGTCGCTCTGTATCTCAATCCAAAGAATGATGGTACAGATGTTCCGATGATCGAAATTACTGACCCCACCGAGGGGTCTGCTTGGGCTGACGAGTTTGGCATTCGTCGAGTTACACAGATTGACAGAATCAATGGTGATTCTGCAATTCCACCTACCGAGCTTCAAAACCACGCGAATATTGGTTCAGCAGCTAGCAATTCAGTTGTTGTACAAGGATTCCGTCCTGGTACATCTGGCCGTCTTGCTAAGTTGCAGTTATGGTTGGCTAAGGTTGGCACTCCAGTCGACGATCTTCTCGTGAAGATTTGGCCTGCCGATGGGGCAAACAAGCCAGCAGGTATTGGTACAGAACTAGCCACCCTATTGGTTCCTAATGCAAGTATTCTTGCATATGCTACTCCTGGTTCTCATTGGGTCGATGTAACATTCGATCTGACAATACCAGCTCAGACAGCTAAGCTAACAGAGTCAAAATTGTACTTCTTCAGTATTGAGCGTACTGGTCCCGTACTTGGTCCTACGGCTGATTACTTCACCATTGGAAAGAATGAAACCAATTCATTTGGCGGAACTGGTGAGATCACATATGATGGCGATGTCACATTGTGGCCAATACTAACAGCTTATCCACTCGAGGATATCCTGTTCCGCGAGTTTATCAATAAGGGCAATTTTGGTGTGTCGTACGATCTCTACGGGATCGATGGTGCAGGATTGATCGATGAGGACAAATTCGGTCTCGATGCTTACGGTGGGACTGATGATGGTTCTGGTTTCTTTAATACAGCAGCTGGTCGGCGATACAATGTCGTTCCAGTTGTAGGTGCTCCAGAGCGTCAGCATTATTATGTTGATTACCAGACAGGACAGATTATTCTGGATCATGCACTTACACAGAAGGACAGGTTGATTGCAATTTTCTTACCTGAAAACGACCTGAATGAGTTCGAATTGTTCTTTGATCTCACAGATTTGTACGCAAAGCATGGCTTCCCATCTCCAGAGAATACGATTTCACAAGCTGCTTTTATGGCAAGCCTGAATGGTGCTCCTGTGATTGGTGCAATCCATGCTGGTACAACAAAGGATCCAGTGTTTGGTCGATTTATCACAGATATCTTCTGGAGTGATGCGTTCAAGGCATTAGAGAAGGAAGACATCAACTTCGTGGTTCCACTCGCTCAGAGAGATGTGATTGGTGAAGTACTTGTCAACAAGTTTGACATGGTAACCATGGGTCCTCTCACGGGCAATGGAACATTCCTACAGGAAACGCCAGGTGGTGGTGATCAACCTGGTATTAATATTTATCCTTTGGCCTGTGACGAAGTGGGTAGTCCTCTTCGGTTAGAGGTATTCAAGAATGGTCAGCTCTTAGTAAGAGGCATTGATTATACGCTTCAGTATATATGTCAAGGTGCAACACAACCAACAAGAATCAATTTGGTTACGGCACTGGTCGATGGTGATCATGTGGTGGCCAACTACGAGCCAGACATTGATTTGGTGGCTTCAGTGCAAACTGTAGCTTTGGCTCATTGCGAGTTCATGTCTTCAATACGTCAGCGGAGAGAAAGAATGCTGTTTGCTGGTGCATATAAGGGATATGGATTCGATCAGGTTCTGGATCCTCAAATTGGTGTTGCAAGAGTGTTTGGTAAGTCATTCAGATGTGTATATTTCTTCCCCGAGAGGATTCGTACGGTTATTGCGGGTGAGACAGCTTATATTGATGGCCAATACTTAGCTGCATGCGGTGCTGGTCTTCTTGCAGGTATTCCTTATCTTCCAACACCTCTTACCAGGAAGAGTCTGGTGGGATTTGATATTGAGAAGGATCATAAATATACAATTGATCAGCTCAATCTACTTGGTGATGGAGGTCTTACCGTTGTCGATCCATTGAGTTCGGGCGGTAGGATCGTTTATGGTATTACGACAGTTCAAAGTGGCAATCCAGTTGAGGAAGAACCTTCAGTGGTACGTATTCGCGACTATGTTGCTCAGTCTGCTCGTACAATTCTGGATGAGCGGTTCGTTGGTACAGTCATCGAGGAACAGACAGTTGACAATGTAGCAAAAGTAACTCGAAGTCTTCTTGAGTCATTGGTTACACAGCGCATCATTACGGCTTATCAAAATATATCGGCAAAGATCGATCCGATCGAACCTCGCCAGATTAATGTTGGCTTTGATGTTGCACCTGTGTTCCCATTGAACTGGATCTTCATTCAGTTTAGTATTGGAGTTCTCTAATCTAATAGGAGGTTGATACATGCCTATCACAAATTTAGGGCGTAGAGAAGAGACGGGCCAGGTAGGAGTAACTCCTAGTGGTGGAGTGAATTCTCCACTACATGACAAGAAACTCCAAGTCGGCCTATCTACTCAAATCATTATCGAAGCACAGGGCGTCGATGGTCGGTTCTATACAATCGGTGCAATTCAGAACTTGACTCCAACAGAGACACGTCCTCTGCAGAGAATCGGCGAAGTTGGTACGGATGCAGTGATTGAGATTACACCTACCAGTTTCGTAACAGTAACAATGGAAGTTACCCGTATTGTGTTTGATTATCAGAGACTCCCCGCTGCGTTCCAGCGTGGCTTCCGTCATATTCATTCACAGCGTATACCTTTTGATATCCAGGTCAAGGATTACAATCCTTACTGGGAAATCGGCACAACACCTGGCACGGCAATAAACTTCATGCTAACTACACGATATGTGAATTGTTGGCTTGCTAGGTATTCCACTCCATTTACTGCTGATAACTATATCATCACAGAGACTGCAACGATTGAGGCAGAGCATGTGTTTGATCAACCAATCGGCAGTCAGATTGCAACAGGTGGTGATGATGCAGCAGAGCGTAGCCATAATGATTCGCCTTATGCTAACACGTTGGCTGAGTCGTTCATTACTCCACCTATTCCAGGTGTTGCTCCGTAAATAATTAGTAAGTGACGGATCGTGCAGAATACCGGATATTTATATCCGATATTCTGCACATCTATTTACAAACAAGAAAGTTTGGACTTGTGAGATGGCTAAGATGTGCTAACCACTCATTTAGTCCTGTTAAATTTTTTAGGAGGTGATCGTTTCATGGAAAGGCAAGAAGCACAAAGAAAAGTACTCCGTATTGATGATCAAACAGATGAAACGAGTGGAGGTGCTCCTCAAAGACCTTCCACTAGAAATGCTATTGCTGGACAACGTTCAGGCGGTCCAGCCCCACCAGAGCAGAAGTTCGCTGCTTCCTACCAAAGAATGAAGGATCTAAATGAAATGACTCGTAAAGAGCTTGAGTCTCAAAGTGCAGTTACAGTTTCCGCATCTACACCAGCAGTTGAAGTTCCTGCTGTTGAGATTCCACAACCACAACCACAACTGGTTGTGCAGCCACAACAACTTCAGTCCGATCTTAGTCTATTGACAACAGCCGGTCGTATTGAGGAAGATATTATTGTTGGTGGTTTCAAGTTTAAGCTGGCTTCTCTCACTTCGGGTGAGCAAGACGATGTTGTTGCTGCGATTTCACTGGTATCAGGTGATGACTTGGTGAAGTTGGGACAATTGCGGCTCCAGATTCTTGCACGCGCCATTCGCCTTGTAAATGGTGTTTCACTTGAGAATCTGTATCAAGGTCCCGACAAGCATCCTGAAGGTTCTCCCATTAAAGCAACTGAGAAACGTCTTTTTGTCTTGAAGTCATGGCAATTGGCCTTTACAGTGAAGCTTTTCGATGAGTATGGTAAGATTTTAGAGCGTTCTGAGAAAGTGTTCCAATCAGCTGCAGAGGATGGTGAATTACTAAAAAACTGATGCAGGAGCCTCATATGAGGCTCCGCTGGGACATATGTAAGGCACTTGGAAAGACTCTAGACGATCCAATATTTGAGACCATGTCGTTGATTCAAATGTTGGCCTACGCACATCTCATACACAAGGATAAGCTGGATGAAGAAGAGATGTGGCGTGATAGGATTGAGTATCTTGCACGGTTTTGGGACAACGAATCTGTCGAGAAAGTTCAGGAAGCTCGTCGCCATTCTAAAGGAATGCCAGATGCAGGTTTCAATCGCGTACTGGAAAGAATGTTTGGTAGAGGGCTTGGAAGTGACATCTCACCAGAACTAAAAAAGAAATCGATACAACAACTTGGACAAGATATTGTGAAAGCTAACACCTAAACAGGAGAAGTGGTGTGGCACTAAGAGATGATATAAACGCCATAAGTGCTCAAATAGCAAGCGCTAATACTAATGCTCAAACCTTAGGTAAAACTCTGGAACAACTCAATCGAATGAAGGCAGACCCTAATATTAGTGCTTCAGAACTAGCAGATGTAAATAGATTAATTGAGGCAACTAAAGGGCTGCGGAAGGAAAGAAAAGATGGTGCGGAAGAAGAGCGCCGCAATCTAGAAACACTGGCCCTTCAGAATAAGACACTTATTGCTCTGATAGAGAAGTTAAAAGAAAAGCACGAGAAGTTGGCTAATGCTCTTACTCAGGGTGCATTGGCTGCAAAAAGCCTTGCCAAGGAAATGGATCTGGGCAAGGCTATTCAGCACTTTGGTGCTGTGACTCCTCATACCAAGAATCTTGGCTTGGCCCTTGGCTTTGTGGTAGGTCAAGCGATCAAGTTCCAAGATCGAATCCAAGTTGTTAATAAATCTATTATTGATCTATCTGCTGCTACTGGTCGATATGCCGAGGGACTAAAATTAGCAGATAGTGCAACTCTTGCGATTAGCGAAGGATTTGCACAATATGGCCAGCGAGTTGGTATAGCATCTAAGGATCTTCAGAGATTAGCGGGTAATTTAGGTCAAGTTGGCTTCTCCATGGAAGAAATGGGGATAGATAAACAAACAGGAAAGATTTCCAGCCTAAGTGATGCGGTTGGGAAAAACGCCAAGACATGGGGTGCCTTATCTGCCTCGGTTGGTATTGCACGAGTTACTGGCCTTGAGCAGGGTCAAGTTATCAGTCAGTTGCAGATGCAAGTCAAGACATTAGGTGGTAATGTTGAAGGTACCGTAAAATCCTTCGCTTCATTGAGTTTAGCTGCTGGAAAGTCTCGTTTATCAACAGCCACATTGCTACCTATATTGCAATCGATGCAGTCTTCGTTCAAATTCTTGGGTCTAGATTCGTCTGCTGCTGCAGAAATGATTGGGAAAGCTGGTCAGGTTGCAGAAAAGGCTGGAGTAGGTGCTGGTGCTGCTGTTGAAGTGATGGGTAAGGCAATAGCAGGAATGGCACAGATGGATTTTGGCCAAATGGCATTCTTTGGTCAACAGATGGGAATGGGTGGTGGTTTAGCTGCTGGGTTCCAGTTCCGCCAAAAAGCTGGTGGTACTGGTGGAGCCGAGATGGCACAGCAGATCGGCCAAGTGGTTGGCCGGTTGATGGGCGGTACTGGTGAGATCATTTCTGAAGGACAAGCAGCAACAGATGACCAGCTGGCGTCTATTAGACTAGGACAAGAAAAGTTTGCTGCGCAGACATTCGGATTTTCTCAGAACGACGCCCGAGCTTACCTTAATCTGGTAAAGGAAATGGAGCAGTTGAACGCAACTGGTCAGGGCAGCTCGAAAAAAGCAGAAGAGACGAAGAAGACTCTGAAAGATATGGAGAAGGGAGAGGCGGAATATCGTGCCGCGACGCTAACAGCTCAAGAAAAGATAGCAAGGATACTGGAGCTGATTGGTTCGTTAGTTGGTCGAGTGCTTCTGGCTTTTATCCGTGGGGTAGCTGGAGGTGCTGGAGCTGCAGGTGGCTTCGGAAAAGATTTTTCCGACATAATGACATCAATATCTACGGGAAAGGGTCTCGATACAGAAGTATTTCAAAAAAAGATGAAGGGGCTGACTGATACGATTGACAACACTGTTGTCCCCACAGTCGAGGGTGTTGGTAAAGCGATTGGTAAGGTGATCGGTACTAGTTGGGTAACAGCAATAGGAACAGTTCTGTTAGGTGTAGGAATAACCAAATTTATAGGAGACGCATTTGGTGGCATGCTGCGTCGTGCTCTTGGTGGTACTGTAGAAAGAAGTTTAGGTGCCACATTTGGGAATTTCCTTGGAAGATTGATTCGACTTGGTGGTACTGGTGCTGGTCTTGCCGAATCAGCAGCAGGTGGTGCACTTAGAGCAGGAGGTGCAGTAGCAGGTGGTGCAGCCAGCACTGCTGCGACAGGATGGGCTGCCTGGGGTGCAAAAGGAGGAGCAGGAGCTGGTGAAGCTCTTCGTGGGGTAGCAACTCAAGGACAAGCAGCTGGTGGTGTACTACGGCTACTTACAATGAATGTTACTGCTTTTGGTCCAGCATTGAAAGGGGCACTTGGCTCGTTTGCAGGAGGAATAGGTACTCTGCTTGCTGCCATTGGCCCTGTTGGTTGGATAGCTCTAACCGTAGGTACAGCTTTTACCATTGCTGCAAAATCAATTGAAGCAGCTGCTCTGGAGCGCCGAAAGACAGAAGAAAAAATTACTGGTACCATGAATAAGCACCTACTAAGCATACAGGAGAGTACCAAATCCGTACAAAAGTTTATCGGTCTAAATAATGAGCAAGCCTACCAGTTGCGCGAAAAGATAAGGAGAGGAGACAAACTTTCTTCGGATGAGCAAAGGTTGCGGGACACTAGGTACCAGTCTGTTCTAGAAGCAGCAAAAGGTCATGTTATGCGGCAGACGGCTCTTAATGAAGCAAAGACAGCGCCTACTATAGGTCAGGGATGGAAGGCGGTAGGACAGCAAGACAAAGAAGTTCTCGAAAGACTTAGAAAAATCGAAGTTGCTGCATTTAAGACGACTCAGGAAAAAGAACTGCAAACTATAGATCAAGAAATAACAGAGTGGAAGTGGAAGAAAGCTATGCGAGATACAGCGGTCGACCAAACAACGGAACGGCAATCGCAGAAAGCTATGCGAGACACATCGGCTGATCAAGCTATACAAGAAAGAAAAGCCAACGATGCAGCAGGTAAAAAGAAAACCGCTGCTGCGCCAACAGAGAGTATTCGGAAAGAAGTGGTTGTTGATATTTCGGAAAAGAATGGTCTTTTTGTAAATAAGCAAGTTAGGTTTCTCATCGCAGGAGGTGTGATTGCAGGTGGACCAGCAGCCTTCTCTTCCTATCCACACGGTGATACGGGTGAAGGATATTCTGCTGTGTAGGACAATGGTGTGATATGGGTGTACAGAGATTTGGAGATCTATCGCTAAGACTAGCAGCTGTCGATGAACAGACTTTTGTACAGTCTGTGCAAGCACTAGTGTTCAGGAATAGGTCTGAAGCGGCACTTGCTGTTCTGACTAAGCGTTCCCTAATACAGTGGGAAGTTCCACATGTGGGTGGTAATCAAACTATTGAAATGTATCTCAATCCTCAAAATATACAATTTAGTTCACGCAAGGAAATCAATCGAGTTCGCACTAAGGCTGGATACTTTGCTCAGTATTGGGGTGAGGATCTCGATACGATCACGATGACCGGAACAACGGGTAGCTCTGCTATTGAAGGAATAAATGTTCTGAGAGATGTGTATAGGAGTGAGCAGTTAGCTCTTGCCCAAATTGTTCAGCAAAATCCAGAAGATAAACGACGACAATCGTTGATGCAATTGGCTGCCAGTGTAGTAATGTGGTATCAAGGACAGGGTTATCGTGGCTATTTTACAGATATGACATTCACAGAAGGTGTTGATAAACTTGGAACTCTTGATTACACCATAACTTTTATGGTTGTAGAATTTTTGGGTCAGCGACGCCGTAATTTCTTACCTTGGCACAGACATCCTTGGTCTACTACCGAGACACCGAATCTTGATCCGACGCATAATCAGAGCATATCGGGTGGAGGCTATGCAGAAGGTAGAAAAGTGGGCATACTAAATGCACCTCCGTTTTATTTAGCTTCTCAAAACATCATCAATGCTAAGGGTGCAAAGATTGGTGTAGTTGAGGTTGCAATACTTCGACCTGATCGTAAGGACAAGGATGTAAATCCTGCAATAGCGTATGCCGTCCAAATCCTTCGGGTGCTTGATGTGGTAGAAAATAGATTCAATGAGTAATTTATAATGAGCAATAGAAATAGCGAACAAGATCGGTTTATAGATTCTAGTTTTGATCAGGGAGATTCCCTGCTCAATAGAAGCAGTCCTGCGGAGCGGTCTATCCGATTTGGTGAGCTTGAAAAAATCGACCCTTCACTTGGTCGAAGAGTGGTACCAGGTCAAGGTGGGTTTCGTTCAGCAGATACTCCTCAAGCATGGGTCTTTATACAAAAAAAAGAGTGGTTGGATGATACCTGGACATATGTCATTAGCGATCCAGAAATTACAATAAAGAGCGATGGTCAGTCTAAAAAGGTAAAGTTGTCTGTCTTGTCATCTGACTTAGAAGTAGCGCAAGCAGAATTAACTAAGATCAGACAAAGACTTTCTCTTGATTTACCTTCAGATCGTCAGAAGCAGCTAACAATTGACGAGCAGAACAAACAGAAGCAAATAGAGCAATTACAAAGCGATATAAGTGCTGCTGAACAAGTAGCGGCACAAACTGGGTCGTCTTCGCAAATTCCAGGAAAGACTACTCAAATTGACATACGCAGCGCTTTGGCTAATATCATTACTAGGAAACTTGATCTAATTTCTGATCACGAAAAATTTACAAAAGTGACAGCTAGTTATAATCAAAGTGTTGAGGCAATTCAGTTAAAAAGACAGAGTCAAGCGATCAAAGCAGTACAGGACTCGTATCAAAGTATTGACAAAGAAATTGCCAAGCTCGATGAGAATATCCTTACTCTTGAAAAGCAAAATACCAAGCTTCAACAAGAAATCCAAAGTTTAGAACAAGCTTCGCAAAACATAGACAAGCTGATGGTGGAGGAATGGCGTAAGAATCCTCTTCCTCCAAATATACAAGAAATACTTACAAATTTAAATTCGGATAAAAAAGAAATAGACCAAGAAGTAGTGTTGCGTAAAAATTACATCCAAGGGAATCAACAACGTATTCAAGAATTGGAAAAGCGCCGAGCGGAAACAACTGCTAAGGCACAGAATTCATCTCTTGATTCGTATGATACGGACACAGTTCAATTATACACTCCCACCACGTTTAGTGGCAATGCATATACTCGTTATTACAAATCGCCCATAGTTAAGAATGTTTCGAATGCACAGGCAAGACAATTGCGAGCTCAACTGTCACAAACATTGGTGCAGTTAACCGAACAATCTAATACTCTTATCCAACAGACACGGACGGGTCGTGCTGGAGCACAAGAGCAACTACTACAGACGCAACTAGAATATGCTGACACCAGGCGTCAACTTGATAAACTTAACACAAGACTTGCAGCGCAGCAGTTGGATGCACCTGTTGCAGTTGAGGTTGGCAAAGAGACATTTAATGGCGTTATCGAGTTGGCAAACGTATCACAAATTACCACCTCTATAAATATCGAAGGTGAAGGAAGCGCTAACTTTACGATTGAAAATCCACAAAATCTACTTTTCATAAGTCAAGACGATGTTGATTTGGCTCTATCTGAATTCCCTTTCTTGGAGGATTCAAGATCTCTAGATGGAATGGTATACTATCGTGGTCGTTTTTATCCACCCCAGATAGTAGATATGTTGTTACGACGCAAGGGATATACTACAGGGTTGTTGAATACCAAACAAGCACTGGCCACACAGATTGCCGGTCAAATCAGTGATATTACCCAACAAATTCGTGCTATAAATGCCCAGCTAGTAGCCAGCAGAACATTAATGAATGACTCGGATGTTCAGCAGTTGATATCTAAAAAAGCATCTCTCGAAGCAGATTTGGCTGAGCTTCTAAAACAACAAGACAATTTAAACAATAGCTTGTCTGCAAGTACACAACAACAAGTGGATCAAGATATAGCATCAAGCAGCCAGGCGACACAAAAGCAAGACAATATGAGCTTGATACGACAGACTTTGGTTAAATATTACGTCAGCAAGACCATCCTTCAGGTACTGGATAGAGTGTATATCTGGATGACAAGTCCCACGAGAACTATATTTAGACTAAATCGACAGGATCCTGACCGGTTTGGCTTGGAAGATCCATCGGCGGTTGTGATGGGTAGACAGATACGTTCTATTGAAGAAAAAATTCAACTGATGCAGGGTGAATTTAAGAGACTACTTGATTTTTTCAGAACCACTGTAACAAGCCCTGACAGACTCAGACTGCAGGACCTAAAGAATCCTGCAGCGTTAGCATCCCTTGTACCCTTGTCACCAAATCTGGGAAAACTAAAATTTAAGCCTAATTCAAACCTTCTAAGCTATGTGGAAGGTGGTCCTGAATTGACGTTTGAACAAGCAAAAACGTATGCTATACGCCTCACAAATGAGCTTCCCATAATAGAGGAAACCAAAAGAGTCGTTCAAAAGAATGCTGCAAGCACGGATACAATGACGGGAGCACGCACGCTCGATAAGTTGCCATTTTCACAGGGATTAGGTAGGGATTCGCAACAACAAAGACAAATTATAAACAACTATGAGTCCCGTTATGGAGGGATTGAAGAGGAAAGATTACAGGTTTTCCAGGGTATCATTTCTACCGTGAAACAGACTTATAGCGACGGCAAATATCAGATTCATGTTTCCTGTCGAGACAACTTGGTATTTCTAAGCATGTCCCGTATAATGATAAAGCCTGCCCTGCGAGCAGACCAAGGCCCAGCAGGCTTACTACAGGATCCGATTTGGCGAGGAAATGAGCTGGCAGGCAATTGGAAGAATGGTATAGTAGTTCTTGATTTTGCATTTGTAAATGATGAAGTTCGAGCAAGAATGGATAGAAACATAACGATCGATGCTGGCGTGCAATCCAATCTTCTCAAGAAGAAAGTGCTAAGCGAAAAAGAAGCTAAGGAAGGGGGAGTAACACCGTTTGTCACTAGTTTACCATTTGCCAAGATAGATGCTGCGGATCTAGTAAGCTTTATTATAACAGGTTTTCCATATAATTTTGGATTGTTTTTGAAGAATGCAGCATTTGGAGGACGTACGACGTTCCAACGAACAGATGGTACCACTGATCAGCGCAGCGAGGGAACGTCGTTCTTTGCGTTTTTGAAGCGTCGCATCGGCGAGCTAAATGATCGTCTTGGGGATTTTGAGCCATTTATTGATTTGGCGGGAGATCAGTTTGATCCTAAGGTTTTCCAGATACGGAAGGATCAGTTAACAAGTGCTCAAGGAATGGCGCTGACAGATTTGAACAACGCTTACATAGCATATATATCCAACAGGATGCAGCGATTTCTTCTACGTCTACAGGAAAGAAAGGAAGGACTTACTTTTCACAATGCAGAAGGTTTCTTAGATGTTGTAGAACAAGCACTCCAGCCACTTTTAAGCCAGGATGTTCTCAAAAAACAGATTGATATTGCTCAGCACTACACTAACAAAAATCAATTTTCCCTTTTTGTTGATCAAGGAACATCATTCATTCTGAATATATTGGCAAAGATCGTCACAGATGCAGCCATGAACAATAATAGTTTTCAGGCTGGACCCAATCAGGTATCAACTGCTGTAGGAACGCAACTCGGGACAGAAAGTAATTTTGAAAATGTAGCTACGATAATTACAACGAGTCTTTTAAAAGGAACACAAATTGGTGCATTCCAAGTGATGGCTAACCTTGCTATTGAGGAGGCTAAGGTTGTAGAAAAGTCATCTAAAAATGGTGGTGTGCGAACCGGACCTTCTCAGGCAACTAGTTCTAATGTACCAGGGGCACAACAAGAAGCTGTTCTGAAAATAGCACAAGAGGCCCTAATGCCCTTCGTGAGATCACTTTTGTTAGTCCAAGCTGGGTTCTCTCAGGAGTATGTGAGTGCTTCCATAGCATCAACGAATTTGGCTAGCTTGGCTCGTATCGAGCCAGCGTTGCACGAATACTTAGACGATATTAGGAGTCAGTCGGCTAGTGTACAAGCTGACATTAAAGATGGACCTCAATCCACTCTTGAAAAGATTGTACGTGCAGAGAAAAAGAATTTTCTCATTATTTCAGACCAATATGAGCTTGATTTTGACCTTCAAGCATATCAAACTCAAATCGGACAGGATTTTGCATTGTGGCAAAGTGAGTGGGAAACACCTCTGTCTATTTGTCGGAGAGCCGCAGAGCAGGTCGATTTCGAGTTCTACGCGGATGAAAACGGTAATATACAATTCAAACCACCCACATATAACCGTATCCTCAAAGAACATTTTCCCTTGATTTCTGAAACAGACCGCAATGTAAGAAATGCCATACTAATTCGTTATGGTGGGACATATGGTCAGGTTTTACGTGTAGTACTCAGAGCTGTTGCACTTTTGAATCAAACTAAGGTAGAATTCAGTTCTAAGAGATTGTCGGCCGTGAATGCGCTAGAGCTAAGCAGAGCTGCTCAAAGAAAACGGGGGAGCATTCCAACTCAAGGAGATGTTGCTGGAGATAGTACCAACTCTACCACACAGTCTCTGCAGTATGCGAAAAGTGAAGAGATTACAAGTGCTTACCAAGAATTGGTGGACCGAACTGTACAACAGACTAAAGACGGCTCTACAGTCTGCGACCGTAATGCCTGGGTACCCATATCGGCTAGTATCCAGGCAGAACAAGAAGCCCAGAAAAATATTCGGCTTCTTCACACTACTGAGGATAGAGGACTAACAGATATCAATATAGACCTTGAATCTCAAAAAGAGGAAGACAATGTGTTTCATCTTGGTCACGATAAAGTTAGTGCAAACACTCAATTACAAAAGCTAGAGGAGGAATTAAAGAACGCTGAGGAGGCAGATCCACAGAATCCACAACTGATTTCTAAGCTTCAAACAACTATAGTGGAGACCAACTCAGAACTTGCAAGTATTCAATCACAAATCAACAACACATCCTTCATAGCGGATCAACGAAAATTGAAAAGGAAGGTAGACCTATACACTACACTAAGTCATCAAATAGACTCTCTTCTCACGCAAGCTAACAGCACAAGAGAGCGTGTACGCCAACAAGCTAAATCGTTTGTAGATGGTCTAGAGCGCTTTACTGATGAGTGTCGAATTCATAGAATCGCCGATTATGATATGATTAGCTATGAACTTACTGAGGCACCACCTCGTTTTACATACTTGGAGGTCACAGGTGCACCTGAATTGGTGCAGATTACACCAGCAGAATATTATTGGGCAGGTGGTGTGGATTATGACAATTGGCGCCAGTATGGATATATAAGTGAAAATATGCAAAAGGCATATTTCCATTCTGGTGATCAGGCACGCACCTATATCCGAGCAATGTTAGGTCGTGAACGTGGTCGCATATTTACTGCTTCCACGTCTGTTAGAGGTGATAGCAAGTTCCGAGTAGGAGATTGTGTATTTGTAGAGTGTTTGGGAATGTATTTTTATATACTGAGTGTTTCACAAAGTCTGACATATGGTGGTAGTTATACTACAAATTTAGCTTTATCCTATGGGCGTCGCATAGGTGAGATAATACCTCACCCGTTTGATGCTTTGGGTAAAATTATGATAGAAACCTATCAAAATGATGTTGAGGAGTTGCTTGCCCGTCAACAATTTACGAAACAACAGCAAGGTAAGTCAAATAAGCAAACATAAGGTAAATGTATGGTTTTAGCTCCGCACGATTTCAACAAGATACGTTTAGGACGAGTAACGAACATAAACTATGACACCAATCTGTGTGAGGTTCGGTTTTATGATAAGTTTGGTGGTGCTCGACAAAACATACATCTAGCGCAGCCCTATGTTGGTCGTGGTTGGGGTATTTTAGCTGGTGTAGAGGCAGGATCATTAGTTTTAATCGGTGAGGAGACAGGTGGCGACATTCGTCTATTGGCATATTTGCCACAGCCTCACTTTTTCCGTGATGATGTTAATAAATTTGATGATGTATCTCCTGACGAATCGCCATACAGAAAGGTTCAATCGGGCGAAGTAATAATACAAAGCAAGCCTAATTCAGCGATCACTCTGAATAATGTTGGTGATGTCATTCTGGAGACGCCTGATGCTAACATTATAGAAATTAACAAAGCTGCAGATTTGATATATCAACAAAGTTCACAACGTGAGACGATTAGTGATGTGGGAATCTCAATCGCAGGAGTGGTACAAAGAGACATAAGAAGCATTAGTGATCGAAATCTGGACATTCTCTTTGGTGGCCAAGCAGAATCAGGACTTGATTTTGACACGTTCACAGAAACAATAGGTGTTGACCCTAGATACCCAGATGTTAGTGCCACTGGAGGAAAGGGTGTTAATTCTTCGGTTGATGATACAATGATACCGGGTCTAGCAGATACTTTCTTCCCAGATTCAATTGAACATGGCCGAGGTAGTGGCGGAAATATAAGCGACATGCTAAATCCTGCACTGACTGAGTGGCACACGGAAATATTAGAGTTTGGCGACGGTAACCCAGGAGTAGATCCACCAATTATAAATGACCAAGCTCGGCATCAAGGACATATCGATCCAAATGTACTAGCCGACATCACATTTGGTACAGTTGTAAATGATGTTGGAAGACAGGTTAGATTTGACTACTATTTTGGGAAACCTGACGATAATGGTAACAGCAGAGGACACGGCAGAGCATGGACAACTTACACAAATCAGTTTGCCGTTGGTTGGGATCATCATTTTAACAGACAGAATACTCTAAAGGAATCGACAGCCGTTAAGCCAGCTGGTATCGCTGCTCCGGGACACAATGTTAAGGCGGAGTGGGTGGTGAATACGTATGAACAAAGCCCTACCGCTATTTTGTACAGAAACTTGTTGCACACGAAGGGTGTTGACAATTTCGGTAGATCTGAAACAAATCTCGCTATTGCATTTCGCTCAGGAGATGATAGTAAGATTGAACAGGCTCTGCAAAATTCCTTCCCAGGGAGTTTGTGGGAAGTAGCCGTAGACAAAGAGGGTCTTACGAAGATTAACATTCCAGCTGCAACAGCTTTGCACGACCCAAAGGGTAATCCATTGGAGCCGTTTAGAGAGGGTCGTAGCCTACTGATGAATATGGATGGAGATGCAACCATCTCTGTTGGCAAGCAGAAGGCAACCGGTGATTTTGGACTTCCGCGACTTACAACTGATTTCTTTTTGAACCGTAATGAATATCCCAACTATGGTCGTAAAGACAGGAGTCTAACACTGGATCTCGAGGGCAATCTAGAAGCATGGATTGGCGCAGATAATAATGTTAACCAGAGCATTATAATGCAGGCCGATGGTAGTATTGCGATGTCGGTAGGAAGAGAAGGAGATAATGGACTAGCAGACAGAGATGTTACACCAGCCAATATAAGAAATTTCTGGAATTTCCCAATTACTCTAGCTGCAAAAGCATCTACTCGTAAAGATAGGAGTTTTACAGGTAAATTTGCCGGCAATATTGAATTGTTAGTTGGAAGTGACGAAGATACACAACAGTCGATAATAATAAGTACTATTGGCGGCAATGGATTCACGTTTGGTAAGGATGTCGATGGACAAAGTGTGCAGCTTGCCACAACTGGTGGTATAGATATTCAGATCCAAGGACCGATGCAGCAATCAGGTTATGCATTACATATTGATGCACAAGGGGTGGTACATCTACGTGCCACTGGAAATATAATGGTCGAGACCGAGGGTCAGTGTCACGTAAGATCACAGCAGGATATGTCATTTGAAAGTCTTGCGAACATACAGATGCACGCTGCACAAAATATCGATTTGACGGCTGAGGGATTTATCAATTTGAGTGCCCCGTCAATTACTGCAGCAAGCAAATATAGTGATGACTCAATTGTGATAACACAAGGTAAAATCGATGTTTTGACAAACAAAGTCAATGTTAATGCACCCGGTGGAGTTAGTATACTTGGAAGTTTGGGTGTTACAGGTCAATTTGCAGTGCAAGGTGCTCCAGGAGCTTCAGCATTCCAAATTGCTCGCATTGGAGACTTGGTACAGGTAGGCGCTGGAATTGGACAAATTATTTCGGGGTCGTCATTCTCGACATCAATTTAGGAGTAAAAAATGCCAGTTGATCCAAATTATCAGGCAATAGTTGATGCTATTAATAACTCAAGTACCGCCTTGAATGCTACACTTGACGTTACAAATAGTGCGTTGAGTGATATCGATGTGTCCCTGGGAAATATTAGTGCTGTTTTAACAACCATCGACACCAAACTTGACACTTTAAATACAAATATTGGTCAGATCGCTACTACAATTGGTGTGGTGGGGACTAATGATCCAGTTGTGGATAGTATTCAACTAATGAGAGAAGATCTTGATGGTATCAAGGCTGATATTGATATTCTAACCGTGACATTTGGTGTTTTAGGTACTAATAGTACTATTGTTGACAATGTACAATTGGCAAGAGTAAACTTAGACGATATGAAGGTAGATTTTGATGGTATGAAAACAGATTTGGATGGCATCAAGGTAGATTTAGATGCTATTAATAACAATACTAATGCTCTAGTGGTGGCAATTGGTGGTGTTGCCACTCAAACATTTATGCAAAACATGCAAGACATTAGAGATGATACAAGAGAGGGTTTGGAAATAGGTATTCAACAATTACAGAATGCACACATAGCAACAAAGGTTAGTAGACCAGTAAAGAGACCATAACATGTCCGATTTTTCTTCATTAGGAAAAGGTGAATCGCTACTTGCTAACAACAAGAACAATGATTCTATGGCTTGCAAAAAAGGCGGTGGTGATGCAGCTAAGGCTGCAGGTGCAGCTGTCGCTGGTGTCGCAGTTGTCGGTGCCTTAGCTGTGGGTGCAGCACAATCTTCGCTATTTTCCAATGGTGTCGGAGCGTCGGGTGCCACGCAAGCTGGTGCAGCAAGCAGTATCAGCAGTGCATCAGCTGGTGCTACTAGTGCGGCAAGTTCGGCACAAAGTAAGGCAGCAACAGCGATAACACAAGGTCCTGGTGCCCAATCCAGCGCGACCTTGGATTCAGCACAAGGTGATCTTAAAAGTGCTCAAACAGACGCTAGTCAGACAGCAGGACAAACAAGAGCAGGAAACGATGCTAAGGTGGCAGAGGCTGCAGCAGCGGTAAAGAATGCACAAAATTATGTAAATGAGGCCAAGTCAGCTGTAACACAAACGCCAACATGGCTCGCTGGTAAGGTTGCATCTGCATTTGCAGCAGCTCCACCTGCTGCAGCTGGCTTAGCTAAGCCTTCTGTTGGGCAGCTACCCACAGCACCTTTGTCTGTAAATGTTCCACCACCTGCAAAAGCAGTAAATGCATCTGTACCAACACCACCTTCGAATTTGGCAATCCCACCCCCTGCAAATGCCAGTACGCCGACATCAACAATCAAACCATCAACTACCACTCAACAAACAGTACAAACTGAACAATTAAAGCAAACAGCCTTGTCAAAAGAAGAAACTGACCCGTGCCAACAGAAGAGGCGTGATCTGGCTAGTAAGATTAGCGAGATGAGAGACTATCTTGAAAATGCAGGCCAGGCAATATATAACCTAAAGAACAATCCATTGAATAAATCCGGCAAGCGTCCTGCAGGCACCTTATTGATGTATATAATTACAACAGGTGTTCCAGCATCTTCGAAAGAGAGAGGGTTTGTTAATACTAAATATTTCACAAGTTCAGAACCCAAAGAGTTGAGGGATAAGGTTGAATTTGGGCCGCTTACGGGATTTTATAATTTCTACAAGGCTTTGGAATTAGCCATACAAGATATTAGATATACCTTAAAATGTGATGAGCTTGCACCGTTTGAAGTCCTTGCCCAAAAACGAGTAGACTTACTTGGAGCAGTAGACGAAATAAGTCAGGCCTGCGATAAGGAGATTAATATACAAGAAATGGGTGAGATCACTCGATTTCTTCAGTTGGTGCTTCCAGCATGGGAAAAGATTAATGTAATAGCCTTCCTTCTACCTGATAAGTATCTGGAAGCGGAGAATATCAAGAAAGGAACTAGCAAATGACCGTGACAGGAGCTAATTGGCAGAGTATTACACTGGGTAAACTGATACCTGCACTCGATCCCAACAAAGAGGGGTCAGCTGCTAACAGGTTGAATTGTGAAATAGACAAAATTTCATCTAGTATTACTCAAAATCTTAATAAGGTAACAAATCTCACAGATGCTGTGGCCAATACACTCAACACAGTAGGTCAACTAGGTGACCAGATTGCCGAACTACAAAATCAAATAGAAGATTTGATTGGTAATGCAGTGAACACGGGTGTGTTCATGCATACTTTAGGTTTGAATCCAATTTTTAGTGCTACATCGCCTAGTGCAATTGCAGGAGAGATAGCAAGAACGTTTGCAGACACAACTGATAAGAATCGGCCTATGTTCAAAGGAGAAGGTCTCGCAGTAGTAGGTGGAGTGATGATTTTAATCAGTGCTCCTAATGTCAAGGAAATGGTAGCAGCAGTTCAAAGGCTAGCTACGATATTTCCTGTATTTAAGGGTGCTGTGGAAACCATTGTGAAGCAGGGAAAGAAGACAGCGGACGTATTCAATAGTAGTTTTCTAATACCGATTGAGAGTTCGCTCACGGGCTTGGATACCACATTTTCTAACCTTCAAAATGTAGACTTGGTGTCTGCAAAGCCATTTTCAGGTTTAGTAGATCAATTTGTAACCAATGCAAAAGATGTGAAGTTCGATGGATTCGAGACAAGACTTTTCAATAAATGGTTTGCGCTACGACTTTCAGATCTTATCCCTGCCTTGGATCCAACAAAAGAGGGCCCCGCTAAGGCAATAGTGGATGCGGAGCGTGCATTGGTTGGTGGAGGTGCATCTCTACTACAGCAAGCGCACGGATTAGCCAACGGTGTTCGTCAGCTTACACAAGCTGTAAATTACTTGAATCAGCGACTTCAGCAGCTTGCAACTGATGTACAGGATTTAGTAACTGCAATAGGTCAAACTGGGATGTTTGTGCACACAATTGGATTGGATGGTACTGTGACCAACAACATACAATTCATCAATGCATGCAGCCGGGCCCTAACAGATGCAACAGATCCAAATAGTCCACGCGCTGCTGGACAAATGGGGGCATTTGCAGGGATGGAATTAGTATTTGGAGCTGCAAATCCACTCGGATTACAAGGGCAGTTCAAAGTGATCGGCACTGTGTTTTCAGGGATTAATATCAACGTAAAGCAAATAGGTAGTGCAGGAAAGGCTTTTGGTAAACCATAATGGCGACACTTGATGGACAGAAATTTGCCGATTTAACACTGAGTATCATAGAAATACTCAAAATAAATAAGTTTATGAATGAAACTTACACAGATGCATTTATACGATTGGTCGGTCTCACTCCCAACATTGATGTAAGTCAAATCCAAAATCAGGCTGGTGATTCGTCTGGGCATACCCAGCAACAAGTGCAAGATAATATAAGTGACACCCAAGACCCCAGAGTGACAACGGGCCAAGCTGGGCAAACAGTGGTAGATGGTTTTTTCAAGAGTCAGGACGATAATAAGATATTTACACGGGAACTAGTTGCAGCCTATATCGAAAACTTGATATCGTTTGTAAGTAGGTGGGGGCGTTTACAAAGAAGGCAACAATATAGAAGAATTCAGCGCTTGATTGGGAACATACCACTTGATCCTTTTGACGCTAATTTAGTTGGTGCCTCACCTATTGAAACTATAGAATTACACGTTTCTCATCCAGGTGCTAAAGGAATCCACATTGAAACTGTAAATATAGCAGAGGTAGCACGCAAAGTCAATGAGGGATTACAGGAAATAGAGACGTCCAAGATAAATCGAAGTTCTGGGAAACTCACGTTGCAGTTGAGTTTATATAATTTGATTATTGAGCAGGTAAGTATGTTGATTTCTAGCATCCCACAATCTAGTCTTGGACCGTTGGGTGGTGCCCTGATAAGCACCATCAAGCTTCCTCTGGCAGGACTTGAGGCTACCAATCGAAGACTTGCTGCTGACAGAAGAACACTGGGTGTAGAATTGACAAAACTCCAGAAACAATCGGCACTTATTATCGATGGAACTGTATTAGATACGGGAGAGTCTTTGTCGCTTTTAACTCTACTGCGGGCCATATTTTATTTGACCTCTAAACTAGAGTATAAATGTAAGAATTGCAAGTTTTTTTCACACGGAAGGCAGATTACTGCTTTAGTGCCCAATATGCCGACAGAAAATACAGCTTTTGGGGCCATTTGTACCTACGCATCCAACGACGGTACAGGTTTGCCAGCTGACCCCAATGCCTCTTGTAATGAGGTGTGGGGCCTAATCAATAACGACTATTGGACGGCAAGTGACGACATTGTTAAAGCTTGTAAAAACATACTACAACCTAAACAAGGTACATAATTATGTCTTTTGATATCAAAGCAATTAGTGGTGATGTTGATCTAGGTCAGAATGGTGATCTTACGATTATCACAGATTCTGATAAGTTAGCTCAAGATATCATAAAATTATTAAACACACCAATTGGAACTAATCCTGTTAATCCAGGGTATGGTTCTACACTTACAGTTAATCAGATTGGAACAGGCATCGTCTCAGCGACCGATTTGGTGAATCAAACTAAGATAACAATCACACAGGCATTGGAACAATTGATTAGTCAACAAAATGCTCAGTCGGCAGTTCAATTTCTAACTGATGCAGAGACGTTAGTTGATTTTGAGACGCCAATTGTGGAACAGGATCCTCAAGAACCCAGGCAGTTTAACATTGCAGTAAATGCTATCTCGAGGGATTTGACCCCGTTAACAATAGCATTGGTTGTGCGATTCTAAGGAGAGTTTATAATGGTTGGACGTCCACTAGAGCTCATCGTGAGTGATTTGATACAAGAGATACAAGCAGTTTTGCCCAATGCTAATACTCTACCAGGTAGTGTGTTAAGAGAGGTGCTCATCAATCCACCTGCGGGTCAGATATCTCAATTGTATGATGCACTAGATACAATTAACCAGGCCCAGACAATAGCGGAGGCAACAGGATCAGACCTAGATAGATTAGCCTCCAATTTTGGCTTAACCCGTGATTCCGGACGGGCAGCAGTGGGTGAACTGATTCTTGTGTTCACTTCTTCTGTCGCAAGTGTTAGTATTACGGTTAACGATGGCACCACTGTTGCCACGAATGAAAAAATCAATACGGTCGAATTTGCAATAATGGGTACTCATGTGTTTCGACCGATAGATAAAGATTTTTATGCGGCTGAAGCGGTAAGATTAAATAACAGTCTCAAACTTGCTGGAATTACTAATGCACAATATGTAGCCACAGTACCTATTCAAGCGTTATTTTCTGGTAGCACAGGAAACGTGGGACCCTACGCCATTATCCGAGGAAACATCCCTGGGATCAGTACTGTAATCAATCTCAGTCCAACAGTAGGTGGAGTAGATGGTGAATCTGATGCTTCACTGCGTCGTAGGATTACACTTGTTCTTAGTGGATCGAGTTCGGGTACTGTAGAAGGATTAACTTCCATTGCCTTATCAAATCCTGCTGTAACTGATGCTGTTGTAATTCGTCCTGGTGATCCTCTCATGACTCGAGATGGATCAGAATTTGATGCTCAAGGCAATCTTATAAAGGCAGGCACTGGTCGTTCGGTAGACCTCTACATAAAAGGAGACCTACCTATCACTAACACGGAAACCCTCAGTTTTGTTGACCACAGCGATGGCACACCTGTAACAACACAAAATGATCTAGTACTAGGTTATGATACAGTTTCTGACACTAATATATTTGCTAAGCAACCCATAGAGGAAATCTTAGATCTAACTGGGTCAGTTAGTGGTGCAAATTTCAAAAAGGGACAACCAATTACTGATAGTGAGGGGAATGTAATTCTAACGGGTAATTACGTACTTCTCAGTGATATGGAACAAGAGATAGGTGATTCACCTATAATGATAGTTCGGGACAATACGACAGGTGAGACTAAGGTTGCTACTTATCTTAGTCCAATCAGTAATAGATATTCTTTAATTGAAAAGGTGGCACCGAGTGGTAGGGGAAATAGCGCTCTTGGATTGGATAGTATTTTCTGGTTGACCAATGTTGCAACAGTAAATCAAGAAGGAATCTCCAGAGGAAGTGAGTTTAACGGTTCTGATACACTTGCTCATTCTAATGTAGCACAATTATTAGCGGTGAATGAGGATGTCATTTTAACGAAGGAAAGCATCGTCATTACTAGTCAGGGCACGAGTCAGGGCATATTCACTATATTTACAAAGCATCAGCCAGTAGTCACGATTACACAGGTTAGACATTCTCGATTAGGATTTGACTATGATTTCCAATTGCTAGATGCAAACTTGGGAAAGATCCAGTTGATAGGTAGATTTATACCTCAAGCTGGTGATATTATTCAAATATCTTACACTTGGAGAGAATCTCATCTTCAGAATATCGAATACTTCCTGCAAGGCGATACTGTAAAATGGGCTCGCGATCCCTTTGAAAGACCGCAAAGTAAGGGTCTAACATTACTGGATGTTACAACACTGCAAAGCTCACTTGATCTCCAAATTCAACCTTTGATGCCGACGTATCTTGGGTTGCAGGCTAACCAACTTACAGCACGTGCCCAGTATAATATGGTAGTCCATGGCGATAAGGCTCGCATTGCCACAGATCAAGTTGTTACCTTTAAGCCAAATACCCTGTTTGGAACTGATTTTTGGTTTAGTGCACTAATACCACAAAGTGCTACAGCTTCCAAGTCTCGTCTTGGCCGGGTGGTGGCGGTGAGAAATCTTACAAAAGGATTTGTCTACAGCTTGGAAAACATGGCACTGAATACCAATATTTTTGATCCAACAGTACGTGTGGTAGAGGCCTTGGGGGATAGTGAGTTTTTACTTGATGGTACTCTCAACACAAGACATGTAGATGTTGGAGACAAAATTCTACTTAGTCGTAAGTCGTTGATGAGACACTGGACGACTACGAACGATTTTGAAAATAATATACTTGGTAATCCTGCGCCTACTTACGATGCAATTATTACCGATTTTAGCAATGATCAAATTACTGTGAAGCGTCAGGAAGACGATGTAACATCACCACCTACGATTCTTTCAGGTAGTATCTCAACAAGTGGTATCTTATCGGGGATTGTGGAGATAGCTGATGATGTCATAATCGAACCTGGTGTGTTAGTAGTGATTTCACCAAATACCGTAATACAATTCAGAGATTCTGCGTCTTTAAATAATGTACAAACCACTCAAGAGTCGACAATACTGATCAATACAATTGGGTCTGATGATATTGCTAATGCAACCAACATTATTGAGAATGCCTACGTCTTTGAGCGACCACTCAATAGTACTGCGCCGTTCTTCATTATTCTGAATACGACAGGAACAGAGACGATAACAATTTACTACGATCGTGATGTGATTAGAAAGGTGGTTGCACAACGGGATTTGGCAAGTCTGCCTACGTCGTATGACTATTATATCAATGATAGACCGGTGCCAATAGACTTTGTGGGCACTCCAACAGGGAATGGCCTGGTGGCAGCCATAGTAACGATGGGTACATTCCTTGGCTACAGACGAGATAATGGAGATAATACAACAAGCTTCCTTTCCAAGACAAATCTTATTGGTGGTAGGGGGCAATATGGAATACCACTGACAAGCAAACCACGGACTACGGGTACAGCAACAGATGATTTTAGCTTTTTCCAATCAACAAATCCCGATGCAATATTTACTGATATCTCGTATGATCAGGATCGAAATGTATTTCTAGTTGGCAGTTTGGCAATTGAGACTAACTACATAGTGGAGTATTTCGTCGAGGTAACCAAAAGGCTTTCACTTCGGGTTAGAGGAACATTACAAGTATCGCCGGATGTTACAGAGAATACGCCGATTGTATTTACTAGCACAGCTGCCACTGCAAAACCAGGCGATTGGGAGGGCATTATTTTTGATCCAACCAGTCACACAAATGCAGTGGGAAATCCATTTGGAACAAGCTACCTGGTGAACTGTGTAATCAAGTATGCCCGTATCGGTGTTCAAAATAACACTTCTGACCCATTTTTGGATCGTTGTATTATAAAGAAGTGTCTAGATGGATCCTATACTGCAACGTCGAGTTATTTTCCAATGCGAGGATTTACCGATTCTAATTTCCGTTTGTTGGGTAATGACTTCACTCCAACGGGAAGAAGCTATGTTGAACTTCGCTTTGATACAAATGGTTATGGTTATGGCTACGGACCAGAAGTTTCGGACCGGACATTGTCTTTGAGCTTTACTGATTTATTTGCCACTGCTGATGGCCATATGCCTCCATTTGAAAAGGCAGGTTTTGAAGAACTTGTTACACCTGACGCTCTCGGTCGTAGTGGATTTGGCTCAAAGTATGTGGTAAACTTCAACTACGGTGTAGATTATGAAGTTTATGTGGATAACACGCCAATATTCCCGGGTTTTGATGCCGACTTTGGTATTGAGTACGACAGGGTAAGAGGTGGATTCCTACTTTCATTTTATAATACCCAACGGACTTTAAATTTCCTTACGTTGAGAGCGGGCAATCCAAATGTGATTACTGTAGACTTTTTTGCTGTATATGATAACGGATCTATCAACAATAGCATAGTCAACGACAATGGTAATAGTGCATTTGATATCAACAAATTGTCGGTCGTTGCCCTCCGTAACAACACAATCCACAATAATCAGTTCTATGGTATCACAGTCGAAGAATCTTACGTCTTTGCTACCAATGATTTGATTACGGGATATGCCATATCCCCGGTTCTACAGGATGCCAAGTCGGTAGTAAACTTATCGACAAGTGATTTGTGGAGCTTGCCAATTACGAATACAGAACAAAATGAAATTGCCGAAGTAGACACCTTAAAACAAGACACAAGTGCTACAGATACAATTTTGGTTGTGATCACACCTACTCTTTACAAGGTCAATGCCATCATCAAGATAGATGATGAGTTTATGCAGGTGCAAAATGTGCTGAACGATCGGATTTCAGTAACTCGTGGATACAATGCTACTGTTTCTGCTGCACATGAATCAGGTACCAGAATATTAATTCAGCATATCAAGGTTATTTTCACAGTTACGGGTGTTCCAGGAGGCTTTTGCCAAATCAGAGAAGTCTCGAGTAGTGGTATACCTTTGGCAAATCGTGAACCAGTTACAATGTTGAAGATCGCAGAGAACACATTCCGCGTGTCGTTCTCTGTAGACAGGAGTTCGACATTCTACTATCGATTCCAGTACAAGCAGGATTTGACTGATACGTTCTGGGTACTGTCAGAAACTCGTAAACTGATTGTAGAGCAATTTGGTAATGCAGTGAACAATTTTATCAATCCTGATCATGAGGTAACAGCCACAGTGGGTGGTCCAGAAACAACCAATTATTCTGATAACCCACTCTACGGGCAGCCGGAGTTTGATAATTTTGAAATTCCTGACAATAGTCCAGCAAGTAAAAATTATGTCAAGTATGTGACCCCCTACAATCCTACAGAGCCTCGGTTGGTATTTTTAGGTCGTGCACCAGTCATACAGGAAGTTGCCCTAACGGCAGGCACATCGACAATCATTCTCGACTTTTTGCCAATAATCACAACTGGTCTGCCCACCGATGTTATAATTCAGATGGCAAGTAATCCAGACAGAAGACTAGTAGCAGCTAGCTTTAATTCGACCACAAGGGCTCTGATGCTCAATAATCCAGTAACAGGCGCTAATGCGGGCATCTACGATGTCTTGTATTTTAAGCCAACAACGCTAGGTACAGCCATTTCACCCTTCCCATTGACAACATCGATAATATATCAATTTGACGAACAACGAGTGGTTGATTTTACCAAGTTGGTTTGGCGTACCACTGGAGGTAGTGGGGAAGTGAAAATGCGGTTCAGGGTGGCTAATAGTTTGGCAGATTTGCCAGATCAACTTATGGGTGATTTTTATGCATCTTCACCATTTGATTTGTCATTTGGAACTGACATATTTCCACGCGGTTCCATAATTGAGATAGAGGTTGTCGTGGCAACAAATGATGCTGGATTTGCAGCTGACCGAACACCTCTCTTTCCCAAGCTGGAAGATTTCTCGCTATTTTTGACGCCTGCTCGAGATAAGGTTCTCTATAATGTTTTGAGTCTAGGATATGACACAAAGAGCAACAAAACACTAGTTTTGATTGAGGATAGTGAGAACGAGGGTCTGGGTATCAGAAATAGCACGTTTACTACTGTAGGTACTGACGATGCTTTGAGTGTAATTCTGCGCAAGGCTGTAGATGACTTTTTGGAAAGTGCCGAGTTTGTGATGGGTGAAGCGGATGCTATCTCGGCAGGAGATACTCAGATTAAGATTCAGGGTAATGTAATTCAAGAACGATCTGCACCTGATCCTAATGATGAGGTGTTGGCGGATTTGATATTTGTGGATCTTGACGATAGTGAAGAGGTAGTGTTTATCGAAAATGGTACACAAGTAACGGCAAGCCGCTTCTATGCAGTAAATAATGTGACAACACAAGTTGTAATTGACAAAGTGGAGGCAGAGCTTGCTACTGAAACAATCAGTATTGTGGCACTAGATCAACCTGCACCAGGTGCTCAATATTTAGTAGATTACACATTTGCTGCTCCTCTTGATGGTGAGCTAATCACAGTATCTTACACCTACAATAATGCAGTGCGAAGTGTAGCACAGCCTGTTGATAATCAAAAGGTACTCACTTCTGATGTATTGGTGCGTGCTGCCGTAACAGTTCCGATTAGAATTGAGGCCAATGTATTTATAGACACTGGGTTCAATGGTTCGTCAATAGTTATCGACATCACTAGTGAGTTGAGTACTTTCTTGACAAGTCGTGCCAGTTTCGGTGGTACAATTTTGATTACTGACATTGAGGCAGTGATGACAAATGTGACTGGAGTGCAGAGTGTAAAACTAAACGTATTGAGTCGGACACCAGCAAACCAGGTAATTGATATTGTTTTGACCGCAAGAGAATATGGTGTGTTGGCCTCAGGTAATCCACTCTTGACAATTGCTTTGGCTAGTAACCCAACACAGGTTTTGACAACAAATAGTGTGTAAGGAGTTATATGGTTCTTCCGAATGCAGCTGGCTCGAATGACAAGCAGGCCTTTTTGCAGGCCTTGAAGGATACACTCTCTGATTTCTATAACAAGGAACCAGGCACCAATTTAGAAAAGCTGTACAGTGCGCTTGCTACCATCTTGAGTTTGACGGATCGTGAGATTTCCGCATTGCGAAACGATAATGTGCTATCGGCAGTTATCTTGGATGAAGTTGTGTCCAGAGGTGTAACAGCCTTCGACCATCTTTCCCAGGAGGGAGTGTTTAATATAGGGCGAGTGGGGTTCACGCCTACCACTTTTGTTCGGCAAGAGTTGCATAGGATTGAAAAGAACACAACTACGATCATAATGAATTATGTTCCTGTAAATTTTCGAACAATACAAATTTTCAACAGTCAGGATTCCGATCGCATCATGGTATCCCAAGTATTAAATTTTGATGAGGCAACCAACTCAATTCAAGTTGCGGGTGTGGCTAAGCCTGGATTGTATACTTTTCAGTATGTAGATACAGGAAATGTGAAAAGTGAAACGGAAGACCTGGTGGTCCCTGCCGAAGTATTCTTGATCGGTTTTGGTGAGGGTGGTTTTGGTAACTATGGTTTTGGAGAATAACAATGATGAATCCTTTACCGGAGAATGTGACGACCGTAGTCATTACTCCATATTTACAGTTAAGGCTGTTGCCGAAGGGTGCTCCAGATTGGGATTTATCAACCAATAACAACTGGATCAAGGTTGAAAATGCCGTTCTGGGACTAGAGGAAGAAATACAGGTGATTCGAGGGTTGGTTGATGGTGTACTCGACACACAAATTACAGAAATCCGTAGCGAAGTGCAGAATGAGGCAATCGCTCGTTCAGTAGCCATCGCAGCACTACATGCTCGATTTACCAACATCCCAATGACAGTGGGGTCTGCGGTACCCTTTATACATGATTTAGGTGCATTTCCGCAGGTATCGGTGATTAGACAAATTGGTGTAAATCAGGGGGTAGATGTGACAAATGCCTTTGATACCTTGATTACGCACGATGGCGTAAATAAAATCTTTATAACAGTAGGAATAAGTGGTACCTATACTATTATTTGTGGAATATAAGAATGACCAACTCATATCCAATAAAACTACAGCACGATAATCTGGTTTACGGGTCAGAGGTTATCACAGTTCCAGGTGGGCAGTTTGATGCACTGATTCGTGATCGGGACTATACTATAGATTACCAAAATGGAATAGTAAACATTTTGTTAACTGGGATAGCTGGTATCCTTCCTGGAGCTGGAACAGAGGATCTGCATTTTGATATAACCTATAGTCGTCAAGTGGATTTCAAAAAGGAACTGACTCTTGATGCTCACATTGAAGTATTTGGAGAAGTTGCCACCGTCAGTAATGTTTTACAACTGTCAGTTGCTCATGGTCCAATAGGTGATGTGTTTCGTGCCTTCAATAAAACGACGGGTGAAGAATACACGGTCACATCGTTCTTGAATACCACTATACTAATAAATGGGATACAGGCTCCACGAACGGTCGATCTGACAAACCAGAAGGCTATACTGCGAGATCGACTACTTTCAAATGGTCAGTTCCACGATACGGTGGGTCTCACATTACCAGTAGAGTTGACGCCAGCAAAAGAGCATCCCATCAGTTCTGCGACAAGTGTTGTAGCTCAGACTGATTATAAGTATCTGGTACAAGGCAATGTAGACATCCTTCAAACCACGTACACCTTTGAAATTACTCCTGACATATCGAACATCAAGATAATCACAGGGAGCACGATTTTGAGAAGGGCCAAACAGACCCTAACTCAAGGTACTGACTATTCAGTTATAATTGATGATCAAGCATTGACGCTTACAATCACCTTTACAACAGCTGGAATGAATTTAATCAAGAAAAATAGCGTGTTTTATCGACTATTAAAGACGTTTCGTACCAGTGAAGAATTTCTATACGAAGGTAGTAGTATTCTTGATACAGAACATCGCCTAGTGTTTACTGAAAACTACATTTCCGAGGTTACTTCATTCAGCCCAGACGGCAACGCTCCACTAGTCAAGTTGCGCCCGTTCATAGAGAAGCAACAGGAAATTGACAAGTTAGTATATCCAACTATTATTGTTACCAATCGAGCGGGCACGGTAGTTTACAAAGAGGGCGTTGATTATAACGTAGATACAACCTTTCACCGTTTGACTCGTGTGGAAACAGGTAACATCACAACATTACAGGTAGTCAGCATCATTTATATTGATGAAGAGGAGTTTGTTGTTGATCAGGTGAATGTGGCACAGGATGTAGTAGTGGTGGATTACGATTATGGGACCAATTCGCTTGATTGGAGTCCCTCATTTCATGATGCACCTGTACAAGAGGTCAGAAAGCTGGTTGAAGATCTTCGTTTTCTTACACTGACGAAGTTCCCTGCTGATGTGAATGTACGCATGTATCGAAAACGGGACAATAACAGTATACAGAATATTAACATTGTAGATGTTGATCTTCTAAATAAACGCATACAATTTGATCCACTGCCAGGAAATGATACATACACTATTGATTACACATCTCGTGATCAGTTAATTGACCCTGGTACTAGTTATTTTGTGACATACGATTATGGTGCCCGTAAACGCGCGTTGATCAATAATTATGCCTCATTGTTGGGACTCACAACAGGAACTGTAATACGGGCTGAGCAATTTGATATGGTCACCAAACAAAACAGCGTACAATTATCGTTTACTCCCAACAATCCAACAAGTGCACTCATATTCAAGACTGGTGATCCAGATAAAGAGCCTCTCAGTACAATCACAGGATTCGATCCTAGTGGCAATATGTTGCATTTTGTTCCAATTATAAGCGCAGGAAATTATACTGTAGAATATCCAGTTACCGGTTTTGAAACAGAAAGACTACGTCAGGCAATTGAGGCTTTACTAGAAGCATTTAGATTAGGTCCAACTGCACTTTCTATAGAAAGAGCGGTGCGGACACTAACAGGGTTAACTCCCAATGTTGTTGATGCGCTGAATGATGGGTTCAAACTAACAAACGGCACAGATAGCGATTTCTTGGTACCGTTGCCTCCTGTTGTGTCACCACCACTTTCAGATGGTACATCTTCAATCGAGTTTGTTCCGAGCAGATTCAACAATGGGCTGGAGTTAGAGGCCAAGAACAATGCGTGGGTTGCATATAGCGCCTTGAATGATCTCCGTGTTGAAGAGGGTAGCTTCAGTTTTTTACTTGGTACCCTATGGGATGGTGATGATGGGCGAACCCATCAGCTGCTAGATATGATGGGTACTGATGAGTTTACAAATCGAATTACACTGTATAAGAACAAAAGAAATTCACTGGTGTTTGAGGTACATGATGCAGATTCTAATCTATACCGTGTTACAACAGATGTGACCTGGATTCCCCGTAATGAAATTATTTTCTTGAAGAAGGGACGAAGCACAGCTAAATTGCCCTACTCACCTGCTTATACAATTGTAGATTTCAATGCTAACAACCAGTCAGACATTTTTGAGGCCAATCGTACTGAATTTATAATCACACCAATATTTAGTGGCCCCAGTGGATTGGGTCTAAATATTACGACACTCATTCAGATTCCAGATGACCCATTGTTTGCAATTGAAGCAACACAACGTGGACTTGCAAACAAGTTGCGCACACTGGTAGATATATACAAAAAACATGGCGCGAAACTAACAATTCAGACCGAGCTATCATTTATTAGAGGATGCGCACAGTTTGACAATGTGTTGTTGGAACTAGTCCAGCGTGGCCATGATGTCCATCTGTTCTTAGATATCCCACAAACGGTTATCACAGATGAAGATCGGGATGTTTACGTACTTGAAAGAAGAAATGCACTTGCCGATATCGGTATTGGAGGGAATAGTGAGGATGGGGTTGCTGGTGGCTATGTAATAGGTGATTTCGCAACTAGATTTCCAGCGTTGGGGTTCGAGTATGCTAGTGCATATATTGATCCACTAACTGGTGAGGCACTACCGATTCGTACTGACGTATTTAGGGTATCTGCAGGGTCAGATTTTGCGGTAGGTGATCCTCTTGGACAGTTGGTGTACTTACCAGGTGATACAGGCATTGATTTCCAACATAACCCGATGATTGTACAGAGTTTTATACCTATCACCAATTCTTTAATAACTGCAATACAAAAAGCGAGACCAGATATGGTAAGTACTTGGTACTCGGTATTCAACATAAATGACTTTACCGCCTACGAGATAACTCTGATCGACCAGTGGCTCGGAACAGTGGATCCACTTGTGCGAGCAGGAAAGGTGAGGTGGAGGACACTTCTTGAGTCTTATAGATTGTTTCTAGAATTTGAAAAGTTCCAAGAGGTAAATCAGAATAGAGTCAGGTCAGATGGATATGGTTATGGATATGGTGGAATCCAGAACATTCGAGCTCTCCAGTGGGACGAGGTTACAAATACAATAACATTTGATCCAGTAGATCAGGCAGGTTATTATTTGTTTAGCTACATAAGTGGCTTCTCGAAATTTGAGGAAGCTGAACACTTGATTACATGTACATGGAAGCTACATACTAATGATGGGCAACCACCAATGGTGAAATTATTCTTGGATGGCGAACTGATGAATCACAAGACATTTGGAGATCTCTAAATCATGGTAGTTCCCTTGATCGTACCAGCACCTGGACATCTATTGGCTATAATGATCAATAACAATGCTGCCAAGACAAATCAGCATTTGGTCGATCTTATATTAAGTGCACAAAACGCAACGCATCTCAAAGTTTCTAATGATCCAGGCTTGGCGGGTGCCGTGTGGGAAACTTATGTGTCTGCCAAACAATGGGA